ACTGTTCCCGCAGCTTTCGCTTTAGTGGAGGTTGAGTCTAATTGAGCCTTAAATTTTTCTAATTCTGCACGCTGTTTCGCGTGGTAAACTTCCCGCTCTCTTGTCTGCAGGTCACCTTGTAAATCTTTTATTGCCTCTTGAGCCTGTTCAAGTTGCTGCTGTAACTGAGTCACTGTATCTGTTCTCTCAAGAACACCTTGCATGTCAAATATCTCGGTTTTCTTCAAAACCTCGAATTTGTCTATAACACCCTTCTCGTAAGCATCCATATACATCTCGAGTTGTGCATAACGATTAGTAGGAAGTGTAGAACCAGTAACAACCACTACATCATATAAACCAGTAGTAATATCATTGATAACCCCAACCTCTTGACTTTTGTCATCATACAACTTTTTATTCACAGCGAACTCATTTATTGAGTTATTTGGCTGTACTAATCTAATAATCTTTTCTTCGGTATACAACTGTTGTGCCAGTGGTATAATCACTTGAGCCATTCTTTTCAAGCAATTCTCTAAGTCAGCCTGTTTAGATCGCATCTTTCTCTGACCAAACTCATCCAATGAAACCGT